TTTCCAATCTATTTTTTTTACACGTAATGAATCACGATAAGAAATGAATATTTTAAGCATTTCAAAGAATGTAGATCTTTCCTCACTATTCAAAAACTGCTGTTTATTTTGTTTTGATGTGTATAATACTCCGATAAATGCTATTAACCCTGTAATAGCTCCAAGGATACTTCCAAAATCACCCCAATGAAATTTACTCCTTTCTGAAATAAAAAAACAGCATAAAATAGAGAATGCTATTATTGATATTGTAATTATCCATGATCTTTCATTTTTTATATACTTCTTCAATCTTCTCATAATTTGTAGTTTAATGTATTTTCCGCATTAACTACAAATATACTACTTCTTGAATATTTTAAGCACCAATAATCCTATTATCACTATAATTACAATAAATGAGAGTTCACCAAGTCTAATTTTTATCTTTTGATATAAAGTAAGTTCCTTTTCTACTGGGTAAGGAACTTTTTCCTTTTTGGAAACAACCACTTCCTTCGCTGGAAGGTAAACCGTATCCGGCTGAGTTTTCATCTTCGCCAGTAGATTACCTAGGCTATCAATGGTAAGCTGCGCCTGAGCGTTCTTACTGTTTGCGATGTCCAACCATTTCAGTACGACCTTCCCGTTCTCGTCGCACTCTAACAACGCCCGGATGGTGGCACTGTCAGGAGGGATCTGTACTTCAACCAATTTCTCTATTACCACGCTATCAGCTTTGGTTTCAACCGGAACATACTTCACTGTCTGGCAGGAATAAATGAGAACGAGGCACATAAATGGAGCCAGCGTAATACACCAGCTCACCTTATCCATTATGTATTCGTATAACTTCATGGCTTCACAACGATTTCAGGGACAAAAGGATATTCGCTCCGCACATCGAAGCAAGGACACATCTTCGTCCACTCTTCAGGTTCCACGATACCATCACCGTCCAGGTCAGGCGATGTGTCACGATGCCCCAGCACCTCGACAATCTGGTACTTTCCGCAAAGCTCCTTAATCAGTTTGGCTAACGCTTTCTTCTGTTCCGGTGTTCGGGTGTCAGCTACCTTACCGTGCGCGTCCAGACCGCCCACATAGCAGATACCAATTGAATGTTTGTTGTACGACACACCTGAGAATCCCTTGCTATTACAGTGCGCCCCGTCAATAGTGAGCGAACGGCCAACTTCTACCGTACCATCCAGCCGGATAACGTAGTTGTACCCAATACACTGAAAGCCACGGGATACGTGCATCTGATTAATCTCCTTTTTACCTATGTCCAGCCCGGCACGTGTGGCTGAGCAGTGAATTATTATTGAATCTATTTTGTTCATAATAAAATTACATCTATATTTGTGGAGTTCTGCCAATGGTAGGATGGTTAATAAAAAATTTATTACAAGGAGTGCAGTGGCACTCCTATTTTATTTTAGTTCAGTTCCTTTTCTTCAGCACACTAATCCGTTTCCCGTCTTTGAAATACATTCGTGACATGTTCTTATCACGAACAAATCTTCTGTCCATCGAAAAATATCCATGCTTCCCGTCACTGAATACCGCCCTTTCGCCGGTCTTAAACCGAATCGGCATATTAGGCAGTCCATTATTCATGGCCGCCAGTATAAGCAATCTGCGTCTTAACAAAATCATAAAGTACCTCCCATCACAGCTATATTATTAAGAATACTTACCTGATACGTCCTGTTGGCCCTGACAACACTGCTTCCTATCCATTTCACACCTTCAGGAAGATTCAGGACGGTAGGCGTAACACCACTTGAAAACTGGAACATGTACTCATTGGCAATGCCTGGAAAGCCTTTTCCAAATGTGACGTTAAGTACGGATACTTCTCCGAACACATGGAACACGTTCGGAAGAAGCTCGGCACTGACCTCACCCGTACCAGCATTCACGCTGGATATGCAGCCATTGCCATAATATTCCCCATGGGTATAGATAGCCCGTATCTCCTTGATGTAGGAAACGGAATCAGGCAATATGTTACCGGCTTCCAGTTCTTTCTTGAAGGTGGCATATTTCAAATAATTGTTGAATCTCTTTTTCGCCATGTCATTGGGATTTATGGGGGGCTCTGATACAAAGCCCCCACATATTATTACTCGGTTTCCTCATTCCATGCAAACGCATCATCAAGATCCTGTTTAGTGGCATACTGCTTCAGAGTCTCGTTCGTTGCATAGCTGGTCAGTTCAGCCTTGGTCGCATAAGTGGAGGAAAGCCCTTCGATAGCCTCACTCAGTGCAGCTTTTGTGGCATAGGTGTTCGCCACATCTACAGCCTTGGCATATCCAGCCAAATCCTCTTCGGTAAGAAATCCTTCGAGGTCAGCTTTCTTTGCATACGCTGTCAAATCGACCGTACCACCCAAGGAATCCCAGTTGGTTTCCACACTTGCCTGATTGGCCGTTTCTCCGATGTAGACGAAGTTCGTTTCAGCCGGATATTTCTTGCCGTTCAGGGTAACTTCTGCCGTAACGTTATATACGTGGCCTTTCGATACAGAAGACACCCCTTTCAGGGCACTAAGGTCTGCCAGAGTACCCTTTGGCACATATACGGCACCAAGCGCGTTGACCTTGTTTGTCAGTGTGTCAACCAGACCTTTCAGAACTTTACCCTGCTCGGCGGAAAGTGCCTTATTAGTCCCGCCCGTTGTGAGGTCATTGATAATCTGGATGAGTGTCTGTGCACCGACGTCAAGACGAATCCATCCGCCATAATCAGCCTGGGTAATCTTTGTCATGTCCTTCAGGACATACAGAGCCGGTTTGCCGTCCCCGTTATCTCCAACAACGACCAACATGCCGTTATAAGTATTCTTTCCTGAATAGGTAGCTGCGGCAATAAGGTCTTTCTTGTTTGGAACAAGCTGACGGGCATCCAGTGGCGCCTGTCCTCCAGGCTCAAAGTTCACGGCAAAGGAAGCAACACCCGCAGGACGGTTTCCTGTTGTCGAAGCCATCGGCATGACATTGTTCATCGGCATGGCAAAGGGAACTTCACGGCTGTTTCGTGCAAGCATGGCTATCACTTCATCCGTAATTTCCTCGCCATTATATGTGTCCGGCTCGTCTACAAGTTTTTTCCCGGCATCGGAAACTGTGAAGCGAAGTTGTAATGCACCGGACATGGCACCTGTCGTTGTCAGCTTCTTGTATGCAATCTGAACACTTTGTACGGTCTTGTTTCCTGCATCAGATACGGTGTACTTGTCCGTTCCGAAGACTTCCCACTTTCCGGACACCGTATTATAGAACTCGACTTTTGATACATTCTTTTCTGAAGGGAAGTAGAATTCAAGGCGGGTTCCGGTTGCTGCTTCAGAAGCAAACTTCGCTCCAATTAATGTATCAGTCCATTTCTGCAGCGGAAGCTTTGTATCAGGAGCTGCGGCAGACGGGAAATTGGTATCTCCGGCAGAGGTAGAAGCTGAAGAACCATTACAGTAAAACGGATAGGTACCATAAAGGTAGACAGCACCTGATTTCACAGTACCTTCAGGAAGCGGATTAGGGGACACGGTCGCCTTGTTTCCTTTTGAAGTGAGCAAGGTGTCACCTGCGCCATGATGAGCCTGGTAATTGTACTGCATCGTACCGAGTGTAACTTTCGTCGGCAATGTCTTGTTGCTTGTACTGTTTCCTACATAGATGAAAGACTGGTCATCGGAGATAAGTTCTCCTGCACGGTTCTTGTTTGCCTGGCCAACAACCGTACAATTACCACGGTTAAATCCTGTCTGAATCTGTTCTGAGGTAGGTGCGCTTTCACCAACCTCCAGAATCTTGTTGGCGGTAAAAGGAGACTTGAATGATATTGTTGCACTTGGTGCCTGTACCGTCGGCTGGATTTCCTCAAAGAGAATATCCTCGAAAATCTGGCTCAGCGTCTTTGTCTTCAAGGTCTCGACCTTTGTCCCAGCCGGAAGACCTCCCAGTTTCGAAGGAGTGGCAAGGCTGTCTGGCAATGATGTCTTGAACCTGATGAGTTCCGTCAGATCATATTCGGTCTTGCCTGATGATTTGGTAACGATAAGTTTATTGCTGCCTTTGTCAAAACTGACATCTGTGACACCGCTTCCTCCATAATTCACACCGTTCATCAACAGTTCTTTGGTGTCGGTTGCAAAATAGATAGCATCCAGATGTTTTGACGCTGCATCATAACGGGCCTTTAAGCCCCTGTAGAATTTTAATTTTGTTGTTGCCATAAAAGTCTGATTTTAACTGTTTGTTTCTTCATTCCATACTGCTTCTGTTATCTCCTCCCATTCTCCATCCTTCCGGCCGTATATCTTCCCGTCTTTTGGCGCATCGGGAATGGGAATGCTTCCACCGGTTGATATGTCAATGGAAGAAGCACCAAGGTTGACGGTGGCCATTTCAAGGTTAGGGACACTTATGCTGTCCTCTTCACAAGTTGTTGCAACAAGCCTGAAAGCCTCACACATGTCAACGGCAGTCTGTCCTTCCTTACCATAGTTCTCCCACAAAGTCAGCGAATACGTACCAAGGTGTTTGTGGTCTGTTCCATGAAAAGTAAATTTCAGCTTGTTTCCCTGGTATATCTCAAAATGGAAATCGAGAAATCTGCCTAGAGGATTCTTCAGCATGAGTTTCAAGTCCCTTCCTTCCAGTGGAACAGGCTCCTTGTTCGTGAGTATCTGCCAGGTGAAGTATATATCTTTCCCTATCCTTATCTTTCTCATATCAACTAGGTCATGAAACTTATTGTCATAAGTAATATTATGATTACGGAGTAGATGATTTCCGCTATCAGGCGTCTATCTGTCTTCTTCATCCTTTGTAACTTTTTCGATAATTTCGCCAGCCGTTGTGTACTTCTTTTTAATGTAGCCCACCAGCAGGCGCTTAATGGAAACCTTGTTCTTGATTCCGTGAATTTCACATACATGTTCCATGATTGAATCAAATTCAAATACAATAGCTATCCCCAGTCCGCACATTGACGATGTCGTATAGGAACAAATACCTACAGGCTGGAGAATAGCAACACCAAAACCGAATCCCAACACTAAATACGAATTATATTCGATGAACTTGCACATCGTTCGGCGGCCTGCTCTGGAAAAGCGGAAATCCTCTCCTCGCTTGACCACGCTGTCAATGATACCAAGGACAAAATCCGCTATAATCATGGCTACAATGAAGACCAGCATCCAGCGAAGCTCAAAGACAACGCTTCTTATCTCTCCTACAAAGGAGTAAGCCCCGGCAACAAGAATCTGCGGGGCTATGACGGTTATAAGGTTCTGCATCACTCCTTATTTACCTTACCACCGAACAACCTGGACAGCCATTCACTTGTTACAACCGACACGATACCAGTAGATGCCAGGGCGACAAATAACGCATCAATCAGCACAACCCAGACACTTGCATCTGCAGGAGGAAAACCGAGATTCATCCACCAGCTGAAAAAAGTAACAAGCATACCGACAACTGCTGTCACCCACATAGTCACCCACTTGTTCATAGGATTGGATAGCTTCGAAGCGATAAATCCTACTACAGCAGGAACCACGACCGTAACAAGCCCGGTGAAGCTGGCAAATCCGGTCAGGAACTCCGGAACGGAAGGTTCTACACTAACGGAAGTCTCCGCGAAAACACTCACTACGCACATCAGCAGTGCGACCATCATGAAAACGAATCTTTTCATCTTACTAAGGTTTTAGATTAAACAAAAAATGCCCATAAGCGCATCCCAACTTAATGGAACACGCTCATGGGCGTAACTACTATTTCACACACAAAACTACTCATTTACCATCCTTTTTCAGCGAAGGTAAATGATATAAAAACGAACAAAGAATAAAAGGTTTCAAATCGACTGACACGCCTTGTCAGTAAGTTGGTAGAAGCCGGGTAGAATAAGCAAGCTAGTTACTATTTTCTACCCAATTTCTACCACTCAAATAATTTTCAATACAGCTTTCTTTATTTCAGTTGTTTTCATTCATACCCATAAGTCCTGGCGGAACTGATGGGAGCGGTTCTACTGAAAGGAGTTACAAAAAGTGACTTGGATAATGGGCTTACCAGCCCATCGCGCATGATTGTAATGTTTGTGTCAGGGTATATCAATCAAATAACCCCAACCGCCAATTACATATCAGGATATGCAGTAAGATACACATCTCTTAACACAGAAATGCAGGTTGTTGTCGATTATGCAGGTAAATTATATTCGAGAACAAAGAACTTATCGGATGGCTCATGGACAGTGTCTACAGCTAGTTATAACTTATATGCATATATTATTAGCTCTTCGTTTACTCTATCTATTGTTAAAGGACAAGATGGCAACGGGCTTATTAAAATCAATAGGGCCTAATATTATAATCGAGTCCATTTAAACTATGATTAAAATTCTCTCCACTCTCCCCATGAATTACCACCATTAGAAGACATACGGGTAAACCGTTTATTGTCATATATGGACATTGCTATTTGCGTGTGATATTCACCTTGACTGAAATATAATAAATTCCCATAAGTGAATAAATCGAAGTTAATAGTTCCTAGAGATATATTAATCATATATACCCTATTATTCAAACAATTATCCGGATTTATGACAATACCACCATCCCTGAACCAAGTATTGTTAATCCCAATAAGTCCCGCCAGAACTGACGCAACCTGCTCTTTTGTCATTACTCCGACGGCATTTCCGGCGGCATTCACGGCCACAAAACTGGAGATGTCTTCCAAAGCAGGGAGAGCCAGTGTAGACTTCTTCAAAAGTTCCGTTTTCGAAATCTTGTGCGGCACGCCATCCGTGTCGTACACCTGTACCGTTTCACCATCTTCTGCTGTAGTCTGTTCCATTATAGCCTTTGCATTGTCCAGGATTTTATCTGTTGTTTCACCGTCATACTTCGACGTATAGCTTAATTCTTCCATATCATTTACATATTAAGATTAATAATATTATCAATACCGTGTAGATTATAATTGCCTTGTCCATAACTAATAAAATTCCATTCTTTTTACTTCAAAGAAGAAAGCACCTCCCTGACCGGTACCATATGCCATGTAATTCAGGGAGAATTCCGTATCACTTTCGATGCTTACGTAATATGTCCCGGATGAAAGTCCGACTCTCATCATCGGAGTGACCATTACCATATATTCATCTTTAACTGTGCCCCACTGGGTTGGCATGGTTACTCTATATTCTTTGCTGGATACTTTGGTAAATGACAATGTACTGCCATCGAATGTGTAATACTTTTTTGAATCATCTCTTAAATCAACATAACCTCTGGCCAATACCTTATCAGGACGCCCCATGGCGTAGTTTACATCCAAATCTTCCCGGCATGTGACAATCCATCCATAGAAAGTATCACCAAGCCCATACCCAATCAGTTGAACTATCTCCTTGTTCAATATCAACTCATTGTAACTTCTTCCATATTCGTAGAACTTTGCATTACTTGATGAGATTGACGCCTCTCCTGTACCAATGCAGCATACGGTAATCTTTCTTCCTATCTGTTCTTTTCCTGTTGGTATTGAATATACCTTTGTCCAGGAACCTCCACCTTCAATAATGATGTTATCATTGTAGTTCGTGTTAAATGAATCGGATACCTTGGAAAATGGACTTCTAAGGGATCCGCGCATAAGCACGTCCTCAAAATATCCATTAATAGCTGTAACATCAACAAATGTCGCTCTTCCATCCGTATCTATCGTTGAATAGATTTTTTTTCCATCACCAATTTCAAGTTTCTTGGCTTTGATGGCACCGGCAATCAATTCCGATGTGATGATGACAGCCGCATTTATCAAGTCCGTATTGATAACCCCGCCTTTTATAATAGTCCTACCTGCCAGTGCTTCACCGACCAGGCTTTCCCATCCATCGTATCCGATATACTGTGCCATACGGTCATTAATCTGTTCGGCGAAGTCCAAAGCATCGTCAAAGTTTGACATACCACTACCGCCTAGTACTTCAATCATTCCTTCAACACGCAATCCCTTTGATCGTGAATATAGGAAACAGCCATTCTTCCCTTCATGGCCGATTTGGAATCGGCATTCTTTCGTAACTCGGTCATACCTTGCCGTAAGTATGTCTCTCTCGCTTAATGAATAAGAATTTATTCCCTGATAGAATGTCATATATGGCGCACCATCTCCATATGCAGACAACATGATTGCAGCCTGATAGTCCGGGTCGTCTATGTCTCCAAGTTGTACCATCACGTCACCCACTTTGGGTATATCGCTTCCTTCGTCACAGTGGTTTACAGAAACTTCTATCCAATTATCACCGACATTTTCCACCAGACGCCACCAATAGTGATTAGATACGCCTTCATACGTCCCTTCCTTAATATTGAATGTCTGAGAGCGTACCAGGTTACCCACACGGAAACGGTTCTCGATGGCTGTATCTCCATCATCTGTCAGGAAGTAACATCGGTACACTGCTCCGTGTTCGCTTGGCTGAACGTATGCTCTGCTGCCATCTGAATAGTATTTAGCACTACCATCCGCATAATAGAACGGGACTGCATCTATACGCTCTACCTTTGTTATCGTAGCCCGTGCTCCCGAAGAGTTGAACATGAAGGAAGCTCCGGCCATTTCTGTCTCCATGATTGACAACATTTGGAACTCGGCCTTTTTACGTACATACAACCGGTCAAACCACGCTACCGAATCACCATTTTTTTCTTGTGCTATACGCAAACCGGCACCCATCATTCCAGTTACGAAGTCGGGCGACTCCAAGAAAGGAGATATAATACCACCAAGTATCTCAAGAAGAAATTCCGTCTTGTCATTGCGGTCCTTACGCAACAACTTTCTCAGCTCTTCTTCCAGCGTTTTAAAATTATTAGCAATGTGACCAAAGTTACGCTCCCACTTTAAACGCACATCACGCCCGGTATCATTCTGGCCATTCCATGGAATGATATTTTCAAAATCAACTTCGAACTCTGGAATAAAATATTGTGTCTGTGTCGTGTATTTATATGTCATGAGAATTCTAATTCTTGTCCGTTAAACTCCATAAGAAGTGGCTGCCAGCAGCTTTTTTCTTCATACGTATCCAAATCGCGGTACCGAAGCATATAATCAGAATAGCGATTATGGTCAGTCCGATTACCAGGAAGGAGCTGAGCATGAAGAACCGTGACAGGCCCATGTGATTTATCCCTGTCGTATGAATAAGACATAAAGCTGAAGGAAAAACTTTTCCCAGCCCTAGTCAGTTCGTGCATCTCCTTAATTGCTTCATATATTTTCATGAAGCAAAAGTACTCTATATACCTCCCGGGAAAAAGGACATAAAAAAAACTGCCGGCCTTCACAGGCAAGCAGCCAAAAAGAACTATTTGAATTTGGATTTATAAAAGAAAATTATGAGTAAAACAAGAGGAATAAATAGCCAGCAAAACAAGGGACTAACATAAGGCTGTTTATCAACAGATTTAGTATTCTTATGTTCTGAGGAAGATTCTGTTGAAGTACTATCAACTGAAAGATTTTGAGCTCGAGTCTGCGATGTACTATCGCGATTGTAAGACTTATCGTGAACCAATTCTGTTTCTTTACTTAGTACAGGTGAAGGGTGACCAGAAGAGTCATTCACTACCTGATAATCTCGTATCACGATACGGTAATTATCACGCCATGTTTGTGATAACCCAGATAACGACACATGATCATCTAAAGCGAAAGCCTTATTCTCAGTCTTAATGTCAGTTACATTCTGAATTGATTCATCCAGCCGTGCCGTCCGGCACGACTGGAGTATCAACCCTAACATAACCAACAAAACAAAACCAGTGCAAATGAAAAATAAAATATTACTTGAGTCAATCTTTTTCATGATGTAATAAGTGCCGCCTTAGCTCGAGTTAAATGTTCACCACGGTCTTCCAAGCCATTGTATCCACCGTTAATTTTTTTCGTGATTTTCATCAGCTGGTCACGGTCGGCCAGTTCATTCAGCTTATTGCGGTGCCAGAACCATCCGGCCACCAGAGAAGCGAGGTCTGGCTGCTCTACCCGTTCAGGGTGGTGCAACAGATCATACTCATGGTTGGTATATTCGTCGAACAGTTTATAATTCGTACGGCCAGTAAGCTGAATAAGGCCACGCCCTTTGAAACGAGGTCCATCACCAGGCATCACGTTACCCAAGTCTTTTCGGCCTTCGTATGCTTCTCCGGAAGCAATTTCACGGACATAACGAAGTGAACCACTTTCATGCGCGATTTGAGCAAGGAAATGCGCTTGACGCATTGGGGTATCAATCTCAAATGTGGCCATCGTATCGTTCAGATGCGGCAAAAACTTGTCTATATTAGCATCTGTCGCAAATGGCATAATCTTTTTAAGAGTTGTTTTGTCCATCGTTAATATTCTTTTTAAGTTTATACCGATAAGTGTAATCAATGCCGAACAAGCTACCGGCGAATGTACTCACTTCCCCATAGGCTATTAATACAGAACTGTGTATCTCACCGACCGGAGGTGTCCATAAACCCATTATCAGCATTACCATGCCGCTAACCGTAAGGAACGCGGCCATGGCAAGCTGTATTGTCATTTTTTTATTTTGCATATATATCTGTGTTTGTGTTATTGCAAAATTACTCGAGAACCGCCCGATAAAAAAGGACATCAACGGCTGGCATTTTTCTCGAGCATCTCCAGCCTTTTAATTCCATCCCTAACGGAACGGACGTTAACCGTCAGGTCTTTTGCAGCGATGGCCGACAGATGTATGTTGGATTTCTGAAGCTCTTTCGCTATAATCTTAATCCAGGCCAGAATCTCAGAAGAAGAAAATCCCCCATTATCCACCGGAATAGGGTTAGTCGTATCATCTGTATATCCGCCCGAATAACGCCCACTCCGGATACGAACCTGCTGGAGTATCTGTGTCGTATTCAGCATACCGATTGTACCATTCTTTTGCGCTATGTCAAACACATCCAGGAACTGTTTTACGTGCGGATTGGCCACGCCTTCATGATTGGCGACGAATTCATTCTTGTGGACAGGGATAACTCCGGCCACATCATGCGAATCGCCTTTAGCCGTATAACCCTGAACGTAGTCATCTGAGTAACCACCGGTGTAAAGTCCTTTAGCTTCATCAGCCTGCTGTTTTGCCACGGCAATCTGAGCCATACCAGCTATTACTGCTGCAGCTGCTGCAGCTGCTCCTAAAGCAGGTCCAACTACAGGAATACCCGCCATTGCTTTATAGGCTTCCATTGCAGACACGGCCGTACTTGCTGTTACTTGTAATACCTGAAGGGCAAACTGTTTATCGGCATATTTTCTTTTTACAGCTAAAATCGCCTCTTCTTTCTGCTCCTCCAGCTCGGTCGTATCCTTACCTTCTTTCTGGGCGGCCTTTATCTGCGCGTCATAGCGTTTTTCTATTTTGGATATTTCGCTATCCTGCATGGCGTTCATCAGCTGTGACATGGAACCTGCCAACTGGTTGAATGTGTCCAGTGCAGCCTTACGAACCTGAGCGCGTTCTTCTTCCTTCTGTTTGTTTATCTCAGATAACCTATCCTGGTATTCCATCTCGGAGATAATACCTGCATCATGGAATGCTTCAAGAAGAGCCAGCTGGCCATCAAGGCTCTGTTTATATTTGTCAAGAGCGTAGGTATCTTCAACCGGGTCTTCCTCCTCAATGATTTCCATCTGACGCTCCTGAGGCTTCACTGGCTGCTGGTTAGCCAGTTTATTCGCATACAGTCTGTTCGCCTCAAAAGTCATAGCAGATAGAATCTGCTGGTCAATCAAAGAAGCGTCCATCTTAGCTTCAGCATATAATTCACGCTTCTTGCTAAGGTATTTAATCTCCAGGTCATACAACTTCTTCTGGTAGTCTTCTTCTTCAACCAATCCCAGAGCGTGCTGACTGCGAAGGTCCTTCAGCTGTTGCTCATATTCTTTTTTAGCCTTGCCTACCTTATCGTCCGTATCATTTAATATCGGTTCTGTAAAGATGTCCTTACCTTTAGGTATTTTATTAATAATTGCTATCAGCTGATTTTTCTGGTCAAGTAATTTAGCCAGTTCGGCGGCTTTTTCATCTGTATCATTATCTAAAGCGCGTATAAGTGCTGCCTTTTGAGCCTGGTTTATGTCAGTTCTCGATTCGATAATCTTTTTCTGCTCATCATAATATTTACGATATGCTATTGTTTCTGCGGACAACTTATCTTCAATAATCTGTACTTCAGATTGAGCGTCTGCCCTCAACTGACTAAGCTGACGCTTATTAAGCGTATCCATATTTTTAGCTCTATCCTGAACCGAGCGCAAAGAATTCATATCATCTGCATTCTGCTGTAAAGCATCGTTCAATTTTTTTTGCGACTCCGTATTTTTGTCCGTCTCATCACGGAACATGGAAAAATATGTAATTGCAGCTGTGACACCAGAGATGACAAGCCCCCAAGGGCTTGCTTTTGTGGCCTTGCTGAAAAGATTGGTTGCCATGGTAGCCGCTTTTGTGGCCACCGTGTATGCTTTTTTGGCTAATGTCGCACCATTCACTACCAGTACATAGGCCGCGATGGCGGAAGTAACAGTCACTATTACACGTTTGTTTTCCATCAGAACAGAAACGACCGCACTCAACCCTTTCACTGTAAGGGAACCGGTGGATACCATGTACTTCATGACGGGGAGCAGCTGCTCACCCAACTCTACGCGAATGTCGGCAAAGCGTTTTTTTGCTTTGTCTAATTCTGCCTGCACGGTGGAGTTCTGTACGTTAAACTCGTTCACGACAGAAGTACCTTCCACGAATGCCTGGTTGGCTCCCAGCTGTTCCTTACGTACCTTTTCCACATTTCCGGCAAGAGCTGAAATCACGCTGGCGGCTTCCGCTCCGGAAAGGCTCATCTTGTCAAGAACCGGGGCCATCTTATCCATACCGCCCATACGGTTCAGTGCTTCCAGGAAGGTAAGTACCGCTTCATTCACGTCCTCACTCATCAGCTTTGTAAACTCTTCCACCTGCAGTCCGGCCAACTGGGCGTATTTGGACGGTTCCTGATACAGTTTAAGAATCAATCCGGAAAGTGCCGTAGAAGCCATTTCCGAGCGAAGCATATTCTGGTCAAGAGCCGAAGCAAATCCCATGATGTCGGTAATTGCCATGTTAGCCTGTTTACCGACACCACCCATACGGGCGGTAAATTCAACCAGGTACGGTTCTGCTGCAGAAGAATTCTGTGCTACAGAATTGACTGCAGATCCGACAGCCAGCATATTCTCTTTCAGCGAGCGGTCGCCGGTTCCGAACATATCGGCCAGCTTACCAATTTGGGTAATGGCCTCTTTACCCAAGTCCTCACCCAAGGCAACATTAATCATGTCGGCCGCTTCGACGAATTCCTTTACTCCTTCCTTGGTAGAGATACCCAGTTTCCCGGCATCCCCTGCCAGCTCGTTCAGCCGTGTACGGGCCGTACGGGTATCCATCTGCTTGAACTCCTCGTTCAGCTCTTTCACTTCATCTTTAGTCAGCCCGGTATATTTAATAACCTGCGACTGTGCTTCCTCCATTTCGGCGTATTCATTCACACAGCTGCGCATGGTCAGCGTGATACCGGTTAATCCGGCAATCGCGCTGGCCGCTATGGCTCCGTATTTATTGAAACCATCGGTCAGTTTAGACAGGCTGAAACGAGTCTCATTTGCTGTACCACGAAGTTCTTTTATCCGGTTATTGACTTCCTTCAGCTGCTCGGAATACTGTTTGTACAGTTCCGTATTGGGATTCAGCTGACGAAGAATTGCGTTTAAATCCTTCTGTCTTTTGCCCAAATCACGCAACGACAAGTTGGTCAATCCTATCTCCTCATAGAGGTTATCATACTCCTGCTGCAGTTGCTTGATTACTTCAGTCTGTTTTTTATATTCCTCAGATGTTTCACCGAATTGTTTTTTTGTCTTCTGGAGTTCACGGTTGGCCGACCGCATTCTCTCCTCCAGTTCAATCATTTTCTGCCGTGCCTGGTCTTGCTGTATCACAATCTCCAGCTGCACCCTATCAATTTTCAAGCTCATATCGTGTTATTGTGTTTGTGTTAATCATCAACTCAACTATCCAGCCATCGGCCATTATCCAGCCAAACGCCGCCGTCACGCCATTTCCCATCTGACAGAATCCATCTTTGCTGGACTTCTGTATCAGAAATTGAAGCAGGATAAAACGTTCCAGTCCAGGCTTGAGTTCGACCGTTCGGCCCTATGGTGTATTCTATTTCCTTTGCCAAATAACGTCGGTTGAATATCTCGAATACAGAACTGGCCGGATATAAATTGCTATCATAGCAAGTTATCTTTATCGCGTTTTTCCGGTCTATCTTATACGCATTGCTGTAGAAATACTTCTCCATTTCAACAAGGTTGAATGTCGGATAATCAGAGGGGAACGTAGCCGGCCAGCTTGTTGTAGGGAAAAATCGGTCAATAAATGCCAACGGATATGAGTTAGCAGGCATCACACCTATTTGAACAGGATTAAGTCCTCTAAAAAAGGCCAGGAAAATATTAGACTTGCTTTCTTTTTTTTCGGAAAGATTATTCACCATGTTGTGAATCGAATCGTAAGTGGTTTCATCCGGTTCATCATCTGATACTGATACGCTAGGAATGTAATATTGACCAAAATAAAATTCACTCGGTTCAATACCTTCCATGTAAAATGCCCGTTCAGTCAATTCAGCAGGAACAAATTCCAACTCCAATTCAGACTCCGCATTTTCGCGCACCAATGATGCAAGTTCATCCACCATTTCCAGGTTAGACATGATACCACTACCCTCTAAATAGATAATCTTCCGATTCACTGACTGATAATCAAAAATCGTGTCCGTCACCTGATTTTCCGGTTTCCCAAAAAATGCGAACAAGCCTTCATCTATTACTTTATGCTTAGCTGCTTCTTTCACCACATCCGGAAGGCATCGCATTTTATAATACTCGGAAGATGGTAACTTATATTTTATCGTAGAATTAACCGCATCCGACTCTTCCTCTTCTTCTACCTCGACCGTGTAAGCATCAACTACATTCTGCAAGTGCACATTACGAACCTTAGGAAGATAAGATACGTTAAGAAGAAATGAGACTTTTTTGGTACGATGGTCTATCAAAAAAGAGCCGTTAAACATGGTTTCTATATTCTGCAGGAAATCCTTAGCCGTCCACCCAGGTAACATTTCATTCCATTTGTATGTTTCGCATACATGTACAATATAAACACTCTTATATGGAGTATCCTCTATGGCATTATATTCAAGTGTATATCCCAAAGCCTTCAGCAGTTCACGCATGTATGCGCACAGATAAGGCTGCGGAATATAATCATAAGGCTGAATGTTCTCCTTTTGCACGATGTATCCGGCATAAGGATTATTAATATCGTTATTGTAGAGTCTGTACAGCCATATATTTTTATCCACCTGATGCAGGCTGTCGTATGTCATCATCAGGTTATAATCGACATCAGGGTATGTTTTTTTGACATAATCAGTAGAGACAGAACCGTTCACCACCGGGTTTGTCTCTTTCATCGCCAACGTAGAAATCAGTTCATCGGAACCAACAAAATAATTTAACTCGGAATTACCAGACACCAACTGAATGCTGACTTTGGTATCTGTCCATCCGGTGATAATCTCCGTACCGTTCAGATACACCCTGTTGTCGGCCACCAGTACGGCCTTTCTTTTAGTGGACGGACGGTCGGTAATGTTAAGTCGGTTCAAAAAACCGTACAGCTTTGCATTCTCCGGAACAAGAAGAGACAGTTCAATGTCATACGTATATTCGCCGTTTTTGGTGAAGAACGCATTTTCCTGCTTTACTGTAATGGAAAACTCTGAAGGCAGCACAACCGCAATACCATCTATGTATAAATTAGTCATAGTTTGTGAATTTAAGTCCCATGGAAAGCCCGTTCAACCCTCCGAATATCTGATACTCCCATTCAATCTTATATGATTCTTCAGGAATAATATCAACACAATCACTCTCCGCTCCGCGCAAGAAATCACGAAAAACAAGCATGATATGCTGAAGTTCACTATAAAGTGCCAACTCACCTTCCTCATCCAACTGTCCAGGGGAAACACGCTGGCATACGAAGATGAAAGCCTGCTGAGAATCTTTCGCATTATCGGATTCACCGACCGCCTGCGCATCCGGATAACTTACACACAAACATACACCGGATTTATTTTGCAACTTTTTGGTCATGTGCGACTCGTTCACCGAAAGTACGATGTGTTCTATCTTATTTTCCAACTCCTGATTGGTTTCATATACCAGCTCGCTGATATATTCACGAAAAGCCTTAATATCTATCATAATACTCTGTTGTTGTCCGGATCAGCGAAGCGGAAAGAGAACTCCACCGTCTTCAGCACATTTTTCCGGAAATCACGTTCGAAATTATTAGCCGTAATCACAATATCATACCAGGTGCCATCCACCAAAATCTGCACCTGTTGCGCACCAACGAAATCATGCCATAACTTGTAATCCGCCTGAAGTAATATTGCACCAGAATTTACCGTATATTCATCTGATGGGTTTACCACAAACTTACGCTCGATACCCCACATGTAGCCCGTTTCACTGTCATCTGAACCCTTCAACACCATGGAGCCAACCGCACATACCGTCTCCGGCACATCAAACATATTCAGGAAACGGAAAACGAACTTCTCGGTGTAAGATGTACGGTCTACGTGGAATGTCATATTGCCAACCGAATATGAATAAAATTCCTTACCTGGGAATAGTTCCTGAATACGTGAATATGAAGCATCAAGCGTGCATATACCCCTTTCACCAGCGTGTGTGTAAAGTGTACCAGAACTCACTTCCCCATTCACATCTGAAATAGTTACGTCAATTTTCTGACCAGATGAAAGGAAGAAACTTACATATTCATAACTACCAGGGCGTGATATTTTATCCTGAATTGTAGAAAGAACGCCCGGAGAATCTGCCGTTTTTTTCGAAGCAAAACGAGAAAACAGCACATAGGAATCAGCGTCTTTAACTCCATTAATCAGGAAACTGAAAGTTCCTGATAGTTTCTGTTGAAAAAGAGTTCTACCTGTCGGCCACAAACCCCACAAAGCTTTTGCACAGAAACGGCCCAGCTTACGCACACGTACCTGGTATGCCGCATCCGGCACATACTCTTCAGACAGTATCGTCTGCCCGTTGAATTGCACCGAAAATGTGATAGTAGAATCCGTATCAATGATGTAATCGGGCATGTCGGCAGCCAGCTCGACAGCGCCCGGTCTTTGAATCACATTCATACTCTGAAATACTTATTAGTTTTAGAATTAGATGGTAGCAGGGGAATGTCTTCACCTGAAGTACCGTCACGTAACTGTCTCATGCGCTCCAGCCAGTCGGCCGCATCCGCCTCGAGCATGGCGGCCATCCGCTGGGTATCGTCCAGCGATGCAGGCTGTGAATCGGCCATCCCGTTAGCCGCATTGAATCCCTGCACAACCGAATAAGGGATAAGCTGAAGGGGCATTCTCCGCAATGCCACCGACATAGTAAGCAAGGCCAATGCCTTAGATGCCGCATACCTTACATCAGATGGGGCTGATTCCAAAAGCGTTTCAAACCCTTCACCATAGGAAGGCGCCACGGTGGCAATCTGTACCTCACGAAGGAAGGGAAGCAAAAGAATATACATCCGTTCGGACTGTGAAATAGGAAAATAGGAATCAAACTCACGTCCGGAACGAATCAGCAGGCCAGCCGCATGACGATACGCATCAGACTTCTGCCAATCTGCATCCTTTGATTCATTCAGCCAGCGAATCAATCGCTCCACCGCACTGTAATACGCCTGCAGGTGGATACTGTCATCACGGTCCAGCTGCCACTCCCAGGGGATTTTGTCGGTACCGTCGGAAGACAGCTTCACCTTGCGGCCACTGTCTTCATGACTGACATCGTTACGCTGGAAGTAATGCAGTGTGGCCAATAATGCAATAGGCCGCTGCACCAGCTGAACCAAGCGTACCTGATCGTTACCTTCACCCTTCAGATAAGCATTTTCGGCCTTGTCGTATACAGCCCGGCCAATCACCTGGATTAATTCATCTGTAGCATCCTCGATGTCCATTTCTATGGCCGAAAAATCGTTACCGACATAATAGTTGCCGGTCATCCGGCGCAATTCAGCTGCGCCCTGTTTATTAAGATTGAATATCATGGTTTTTAGCTGATTTTAGAATAGCATCTGCTTTTTGTTTGTCATCCAATAACTTGAGCAATACCCTCAATAACTGGGTATTGTCGACCTCTTCAATACCGCCGAATACACCCGATTCCGCTACAGAGAACAGTATCGAGTTCATACCAAGCGACTGTTCCGGCGTGTTATCCTTCCCAGATGAAGTGAAGATGGAGGCAAAACAGACTTCACAGCCATCCAGGATAAACGTACCATTGAACAGAAATTCGCAAAAGCTGGCCATCCAGCAATACACACCCCATTTTAAGTAGTCCGGCATATTCACAATATCCTTTGCAGCCTTGCCCAATTTCGACGAAGAAAACGGTACACGTTTACCGTCTTTTTTGCGCCGATATAAAATCGCACACAATGAATTAAGATAAGCCACATCATGTGTGCGAGTGTATTCGTTCATCATGATTACGGCAAAACGAAATTCACCGAAAGTCAAATCTGCCCCATGCGATGCAGGGCCCCAGAACCCGGACCAGGAAGGAATCAGATTAACCGTTGAATCATAAGTAAGGGCAATGGTATTGGTCTCTTCGTCTACCCTCCACTGCCAGTCCAATGTCTTTGCCAGCCTGTTCACCAACAGATAATAATCCTTCCGTTTCGATTTCAGGTCCCGATGGCGAAGGACATAACGACACCACAAGCGTTTGACATCAGTCAATGAAAGAGCTTTAGGAGTCAGTATCAGAAGCATACGCAGCTTCAGGAGGTAAGCAAATTCAGCTGGCTGTACCTCTTCCCAGCATTCAGGGAATTCTATATCCTGTTTCATCGTCATACCTGGTTTGTGGCCCGACTGGAGGCCGTTACATTATCTTCTTTGTTAATCACTTTGCGGTAGATACCCAAAAACAAATCCTTTTTATCCGGGAAATTGATATGAATGGCGTCATTAATCGCTTCCAGGCATACGTCTTCAGGTATCTGCGTATCCGCACCGTAGAACAGTTTGAGGGCATAGAGCATCTGGGAGCCGGAATCACCCTTCCCGTCGATGATGATGTTGGCCAGCGAAGGGTTCAACCCCAGCCCACTTGTCGTGCTCGAGTCGGCAATACGTGATATTTTGGTCAGTGCCTCAATGTATTTGTCGATGTTCATTTCAATGGGTTCTATCTGGAACTGATGAGTCTTGCCGTCTGAAGGGTCTACGTAATCAGTCGTCATGAAGAATTTACCGACATTGTTTTTCCCGGCCATCACATCGGCCAGCTCACGCGACAACTGGTCTTTAAGTGATTCCATGTGCAGGTACACTTCCTTTTCCGTCACCTCCGGATGCGCCTGCTGGTATTTTTCAGCCTTCTTATTCCAATATTCTTCTGGAACATGCACTACGTATGCTGCCGCAATCATATTTTTATTCAGGTACTCAATTATCTCCGGAAGCGAATTGGCATCATGCATCCAGGGCATTGAGCCGAAGAAGGAGGATATCGCGTACATATTTCGGCCAAAGCTCCGCAAACAATGGTATTTCACGGCCACTTCGTGCTTTGCTGGCCGTTGTCGGTCAAATACCGGATATTTGACATATTTCTGACTGCCGTAAAAATCAAAATCCCCGTTCAGGATATGTGTGACAGAATTCAGGTATCTTTCGTCATTCTCCGGCCAGCACAGGCGGCAGTCTTTAGACGGCAAGCACTCAAGGCTGTGTATCCACGGACGTCCTACACGGACGGATCGTGCGGACACATACTTGACGAATACCCCGTTCAGGTGGTTGTATTCAGTGAATGATTCCCGGATGAAACGGCGATAATCCCAGCTATCAAGCCATGACTGCACTTCCGGGTCGGTAGTCCACATCTGGACGCGTTCGTTATTCTCGATACCCACACGATACAACATCGGCCCCTGACCGTACAGCAGTCCAGTCTTTCGAGAAAGAATACCTGGTGCCAGGTTGTTTTTCTCGAGCAGGTTACGCACAGATGAAGGCAAGTCGTTATCTGCCCCCCAGGGCACGATACGGACACCGGCCACTGTCGTAGGGCTACACTCCCAGTCTGACACAGCTGATCCGAACAGGTGTGTCAGAGAATCACGAAAGGAATCCATGCGGATGGCATAGGTGCCGACCGCTGTCTCCACAAAATTGATATTACCGATTTTCTTATTCATTTTTTATACGATTTTCCAATATTCCTTTAAGTCTTGCAATCTCTTCTTCAGATAGTCCGTACATGACACGCCCTATCAGCCGATTCAGGCCCCCATACATGTTACGGGCATACCAACGGTTCTTTTTCTTGGAATTCTCACGGATTCCCCACACTTCACGATTGGTATTTACTTTGGTCTTATTTTTTTTGTAACCGGACATATCGACACAACGCCCGTAAGAGAAGAAGGAAACACGCTGTCCCGGGTTCTTCCCCTCCATGAATGAAGAATAATTCAGCGAATCAAGGAGAGAACCGGAGTCTATCAGCTTCTGTTTATAGATGGCATCTGACAGTGCATCGCACAGTTCCTCTCCAAATTTGGAAAGTTCTTCCTGGATAAAGAGTAATTTAATATCGTCTGAAGCCTGGCTATTCATAGTTACTATCTGTTTTGGTACAAAATTAGCTTCAGACAAAGCCAGAGAAAAGGACACAAAAAAAGCCCCGCCGAAGCGAGGCTAAAAAAAAAATTTGCAAAAAATGATCGAATTCTAAGCCAATGCAAAGATACAACAATTTATTGAGTGACAACGTGTCTTGTAATATATTCATCTTCTGTTATATCTCCACGATTCAAACGTTTCCAGTCCTGAAGGTCAAAGGTTATCGAACGGCCGTCATTCGTTTGTATCTGCTCCGGAACAAGGCCCATTTCGGAGCGAATCTCATGGACAAGAGCGAGCACAGAATTCAGGCAAGCATCTGTATCTATACGATATACCAGTTTCATGACTCACCCCCTTTCTCTTTATCTTCAGGGATAAAAGCTGCAATCTCATTCCGGACGAAATAAACTGTACGTAAGTGAGTCAGTATTTCTTCTGAATCCGCATTGAGTGACTTCATGAAATAATCTATTACCTTATCAAGTTCTCTGACAGCACAAGCGGCCCCATCCTGTTCTGTCCAGTTCTGAATCACATCTACTGCTGCATCCGGCACAATACAAGGTTTCATTTCAAGCCTCCTTTCTTGCAAAGGTATAACGACACAATGAACCAGCATAGGAAGAGCACGGCTACCAGCCAATGGGTAAATACGGAGCAAGTTAGGATACTGAAGGAAGCCAATGCCTGGGAAATAAGCACAGCCTGACGATTAGAAACTTTCTCTTCCATGATAGAAGAGAACAATACGTTTTCACGGTTCAGCCATAACGAGATACGGCTTTCTTTTACCTGACTTGCAGGCAGAACGACTTGATTTTTCATTTTGGAATGCATTTAAAATGAAACAATATGTTGGAAAATACGGGAAGGGAACAAGAAAGGTTCCGCTTTCCCGTTGCATTCCACCTGATACAGGCAGTGGGCGCATTAACGCTCCACACGGGGGTCGGAACCCTATAGGTATATAGCCAAAGCTATGGACATAAAAAATGCCCGCAGCAATGTTTATTGGCGAGCCATCCTCGCCTGTATCAAATGGAATGCATTGCAAATATGAGGATTTATTTTGGAATGGCAAAAGAAAAAGTCTATTTTTGTAGAAAAGCAGGTAAAATGAAGAAAATAATAGACTTTATAAAGTATTATAGAGAGCAGCGTCTTAGAGAACGCTGCGTAAAATATGCATTAAAATCCTGTAAAGGAACAGAAAAAAGTATCGGAACTGAAGCAACCTTACTTTATAATTTTTTCAAAGCAGAAAGTAAAAATCTTACTGCTTTGATGTAATCCTTCTCGCAGGAAGAACAACCGGAACGTTAAATCGAACCCTACTTATAGAACTGTTTCCTTCTGTATGCGATTTAGAAGCACCACCCCCAATAACACAACTCATTACATTAACTTTACCGTCAGTATTCTTACTTTCATCAATAGAAACAGTAAGGTCAAATTCGACATTAGTCAATAATCTTTCACCAGAAGCAGTCTGAATACTCTGCATATCTTTTATCCGGACATAACTCAAAGGGTTAATTGTAGCATCTTTGTCTTTATATTCCTCATTCAAATCAGATACAGAATCTATAATTTGGGAAATAGTACTTTTAATAAATTCTTTAAGTTCCATAACGAAAAAATCACCCCCTCATACCGTGCGCCGACCGGAACCACCCGGAACCCGATTGAATACGGATTACACGATATGAGGGGATGAAATAAAAAGGTTTATATTCGGCTACTCAAAAGTATGAAATTATTTTTGAATGGCAAAAGAAAAGCGAAAACTTTTTAGATTTCCGCTTAATTCCATTCTTCAGTATCATTAAATATGAAAATATCTCCGCACGTACGTATCAAGGTAATCAGATTACTGCGCGTTCTTTTTATCGAACTCTTCCTTAGTCATGAACCCTTCTTTGATTTGCTCATCAGAAGTAACTTCTTTAGACAGCAGCCAGTGATAAACATTCTGATTGCTGGTTGTAACGACATAAGCCTGTTCAAACTCCCAGTTCCTCTTCCCCATGTAATTCATCGCGTCTACCATGGAGTTAAATTCCAGCTTCTCCCCCTCGTCATCAACTAGATATTGCTTCGCGCTGCCAGTCCAGAATTTTGTTTTCTGGCCAAAATCTACGGTCACAATGATTTTGGTACTCATGAACTTTGCGCTACCTACTAATTCACAGAAAACTTTGTAAGGCTCTTGAGCCATCACGTTCAGGCTAACAAAAGCCATAATTAAAAATAAAACTCTTTTCATCATATAAAACTCATTATTCTTCATCTTGTAAGGCGTTTGCATCAGTTGGGCGTGGTGCATCATCCTGCTCTGGTTCATTCTGAACTATACCATTAGTCAGCAAATCAATCTCCTTATCAAAGAGTTTAAAAATTCTCTTGGTTATCATCAGCAAATTCAACATGATATGCAAAATACCACCAAAAAAGAACGTACCTATTATCGTATAGAATAATCTATGATAAGTAATTGAAAAATGAATCATCTTCCAATCAACCGTCAAATGCTCACTTTTACCCAGCGTCAGATTCATAAACAACGATAACAATAACATCAACAATGATATCGGAATCAAATAGCAAATATTATAAAAAGTCTCCTTAATCAATGGCACTCTCTCCCTGTTATGCCGGGTAACAATCTTATTCATGACAAAGGAGATAAGCGTAGCCAACAAGTTTATAAAAATCGGAATGAAGATAGACAAAAACAACGTCAATACATTTAACACCTTGTCATTGTCTTTGTAAAACAAAAAGCTCGCACCAAATCCTAACAGCAATGGGAATACAATAAAAATATACACATTGCTTTTGTCTGTTTTCAAAATGCTATAATAGCTACTGAAAATATTCGATATGTTTATAAATCTCAGATTCATTTAACTGAAAATATTAAGTTCTGCATGCTCTTGAATAAAATCGCGAACTACCCTTTTAATGGAGAGATAAGAGGAGAAGTTATTTTCGTTAGCTTCTACTTCTATTTCGTAGTAAGGCCTAACTATATTTTCTTGCCCTCCACCTAAATATAAAGTCCTGGTTTTCGCATTCCTTCCTGTACCAATCGTAGAAACTACTTTTTTAGCACCTTCACCAAAGATATCATTTAAATCCGGAATTTCAAAAAGAGGATTGTTAGAATTTATCAAATTACGTATTGTATTTTCTTTATTTACACCTAATCTGTTTTTAAATTTAATGGTGAGTTCCATCGTATAATCTGAATTGTCCAAACCATCCATATAACCATCTGTTCTGTCAGAATGTTCATAGTTGGCAGTCAAAGTCATGGATTTATACCGACCATTACGCAATTCATTCATGTATGTATTCAACACAACATTCTTTCTCTCGACCATATATCCTTGTTCAACACCGTAATGGTCATTCAAATAAGACTTCAACAAAAGATGCATCAATGGATATATACCTTCATTATCCGTTCTTTCCAAAATCAGCAATGCCTTATTTCCACGCCGAGGAATCTTCAAAAAGTAAAAATACGGCTTAATAACCGCTTGATTACGTGTAACACGATACGCCGGATTCAATGGGTCATCTTTATCTGCAATATCAAACTCTTTACCATAAAGACCTGTTTCAATAATGCCGCATATATATCTATCCCGAGAATTTTTATGATGAAATTTTATCGTATCACCATCATCTGTAACATATTCCTGTGGAATACGAACGGTCCTACTCAGTGACTCTACATCCCCTGTACTATGACTATCTATAAAGTGAACAAACCCAGTATGATTATCAGAAATCACATTAAAAAAATCCGGGTCACTACCGAAATCAATATAGTCATGCCCTTTTCGCATCTGAATAGTATAAACTTCAATCGTTGTTTTCATAATAAGTTTTTAGCAATACGCCCCAAAGATACGTAAACTTTCGTAACGAAAATGATTATTGGTAAACAAACCTTTAATCTACCTCACTTTGAGATTGTAAATGAAATACCTATTTTTGTGAAAACCAATACAATCACAAAATGAATGAATTTACATTAGAGAAAGAGACTATTAATATATTGTCTTTGGACATTCTTAAATTTTATCATGAATCAGCTCAAAAAAGGTTAAGCGACCACCGCGATCAAGAAAAAAATACGACAGAAAGAGGATACAAGTTACTATCTATCGACTTAGGAATAGTGACAGCTTTAATCAGTTACATATATATTCACTGGAATATAGAGAATCCTATAATACAATCTTTACTTGCGCTTGCTATAGGAACCTTTTTAGCTGCCATCTGCATGATGATAGTAGTATATCCACGCTTATACATACCTTTAGGAAGGAAGCCAAGCGAATTCAGACCCAATCAAATGGCCCCCAACTTAAAAGGAGTCAAAGATGATATTCAATATAAAGCCATTTTAGCTAAAGAATTATCTGTATTAGAAAATGCTATAAAAGAACAAGAAAAATATAACAGAAGAAGAGCTATACTATTTTCTTTTTCCTTTGCTTTAATTATAGCAGGTATTATTGCTTCCTCTGTTATATTTCTGATTTCAACTATTTGCTGAGACCATCATGACCAATTGAAGTCGTACCTGTTTCCGGATGAATAGGCTCCGGATTCGGTAAGTCTGGGATACCATCATAATCTGGCTTCATAGTAACAAATGGCGAACTCCTCACCAAGATAGCCCAAAGGTGTAACCTGCACCTTAATCCGGTTGACTACGGATTTATCTTGATAAGGAGTTCATATTTTATGGTTATAACAACCATATATGGTTAAATGTTCGGGCATTACAAAGATAATAACTTTTAAATAAAAAAAGCGGAACTTGTTGAAAAGTTCCGCCCATTAGTCAAGATATTTCGGTAAGTGTTAATCAAGCGAAATGTACTTGACTTAATTCATTCGCAAACTCATGTACAGATTTTTGTATTTTATCAATAGTAGTACGCGATGGCTTGCGATGTCCTGTCGCATAATGGCTTAACTGACTCTTGTTAATTCCTGTAATTCGAGATAATCCAGCAAGAGAAAAAGCCTGTGTGTAATAAGAGAGGAAAGAAGCCATGTCATACTTAAATTCAAACTCAACTTCTTCAAAATGCTTTCCATCACGTTCGTATGATGATTTAATATCCTCATACGCTTTTTTGAAATCCTCAATAGCTTCTTTAGACGTTGCACCTGTAGCAGTAACCAAATAGTCCATATCATCTGCATCCATATAAATACTATAGTTACCGTCAGAAGCCATTTCAATAATAGCAAACACTTTTTTCATAATCTATTATCTTTATGGCAGGACTTATTTCAGTCCTGCCGCTTTTTTAATTGCGTTTAATGTTCCGGTTGCGACTTCCTGTTTTCCATGATTACTCATACAAAATCGTTTCCCGGTTTTCGGACTTTCCCAGACTGGGTGTCCGTTCTGTTGTTCTCCAGTGTCAAAGCACCCGGCTTTTTTAATCAGCCGTTCCAATTCGTTGTACTTCATTTCAATGTTCGCTTGATTAACACTACAAAGATACTCATTTGAGTACCATTTACAAAGAAAGCAACCATAAATGATACTCATATTAATATCATTTAACAAGAACTATAAAGATAAACGATTCGCTTTTGCGTATAAAAATCGCCGTTTTCAGGCGTAAAAAAACGAAATACCTTATTCCCCGCCGCCCGATTTGCCTTCGCACTATGTTTGTCGGCAAATCGGGCGGCGGGCGGCCGCGACGCTGCCCACCTCCCTAAACGCTGCTACGGCCATTTGCAGCCCCTACAGCCTGCCTTCGTCCCCGTAGCTGTAATAACTTCCATCCGTTACTATCACATGGTCAAGAAGCCTGATATTCATAATTCGTCCCGCTTCCAGCAGGGCATGCGTCAGGCGGTCGTCGTCCTTACTTGGTTGAAAATTACCTGACGGGTGATTGTGGCAGAGTATCATAGATACGGCGTTGCAAGAAAGCGCCTCACGCAAAATCACTCTTACATCTACCTGAGTAGACGCCAGCCCTCCGACTGAGATACGCTGTTTGCGGATGATTCGGGCTGCCTGATTCAGGAAGATAACCCAACATTCCTCTACTTTCAGGTCTGCCATGTAGGGAAGCATCACTTCGTAAACGTCGGCACTGGAAGTTATACGCTTGTAGTTGTTCTTCCGTTCCTTGATTCTCTTGTATAGTTCAATGACTGCCAGTGCCATATCTCGGCGTGCCGGTGTCAGCAGGTTGCAAATGTCTTCTATTGACACATTGCTGCCGTTCGCTAACATGGCGTTCACCTGATTGCTTGTTTCCTTGTTGTTGGTAAGCTGATAAACTACTTCTGCGTCGCTCAAGTGGCGGCATTCTCCGCAAATTTCGAATAAATCTTTCATAATGATGTTTATTAAATTGTTAGACAAATAAGGTTTTCGCTAAAAACATTCCACCGATAACGGATGCGCCAAAACTTTCAAGGTGGCAGGCAAAACGAGCGTAGGAGTAACCACGGGTTATCACGTCATCGAAGACAAGCACTTTTTTATCTTTGAAAAACTCCTTGTCGAAGTTGATTACCTGCACGTCGTTTACGTGCTTCCCTGATTTGCTCTCGTGGATTGCCAGCCGTTCACCCTCTACCGTGATATGGCTGTATCCGTTTACTGCTCCCGATAGTCTGGCCACTTCTTCCGAAAACTCTCTGTATCGGATTTCATTTTTCCGCTGGCTGCTGGCTGGGATACAGACAAACACCATGTCACTCGCTGACGTGCCAAACTGCTCACGGATTTTCTTTGCGACAAGCTGGGCAGCTGAAACTGCACATTTACCGTCTTTGAATGCCCACACAAATTTTCTCACCTGCCAGTCTCTTGCGCTGGCCTGATATTTTGTGGGCAGGTAGTCAAAGAAGTTGAACATGTACTTTCTGCACTGGTTTAGCATGGATTCGGTAAATGGTTTCATATCGGTAGGTTTTAAATTTATTCTGGTGCCGAGCTCGGGTGTTGAGCCTTTTCTTTCTGCTCTTCCTGCTCTGAGCTTTTTTTTATTCCGTTCGCTTTCGCTGCGGTTTGTTTTCGCCTTTTACACCTGCTCAAAAGGTGTTCTGAAGCGTATAAAGACAAGTTTTCCGGAAAAGCACAGCCTTGAATACTACCCTGAAAGGGTGGAGATTTTTTCAGGAACAGAGCTTGAACTTGGCATACGAAGCAGAACATTTACCTTTGCAGGTACAAAAGGCATAAACCGTAGCGGAAGTGATACCGAATTATTGGCGAAGAGCAGACAAAGAAGAGCAGTCAAGCAATACATAGCTTTAGCTATACCGCCAGTAGGGAGAGCAACGGGGCGGGTGGGCCGCTGCGTGAACGCCTTCGCAACCTCAGAAAGACTACCGAGTGTCTTTCTACCTCTTAACCCGAAAAATCCCCATTCCATCATCAAATAGCCTGCGGTTGCCGATGGAATGGGGATTTTTCGGGCGTGAACCGATGTAAATGGGGCGAATTATCAGATAATCGGGGCGAGTTTTTAGCGTGAAAACTTGTCCCAGCAAATCTAACGGACTGAAACAGAGGTTTCAATTCGTGGCAGGAATCAAAAACCCTTGGTTTTTGTTACGTTTATGCCCGACGCGCGCCGCCCCGCGGTTGCGATTGCAACTAATTTTCATCTCGGGAAATGTGACGCAAGCGGAATCCCACCCCCTGCAAAACGGCACAAAAAAAATGCACCACCGTAGTACGGCAGTGCATCCAACCATCCTTAGCGAACGGTCTATAACATTATGGGGCATACGATGTCACCTTAGATTGCCATATACGCAAGAACTCCTTACGCATGAGCAGGTACTTGAGTGCATCCGTCAGATTGGTAGATTCTTTTGGCAGACGCTCACGCGGCAACTTATCACCAGTCTTTTGTTTTACCACCATCTGGCTACCACCATCATCTACCAACCTGGTCTTGGTTACTTCCATCTCAGACTTCAGGTTAGGACAGTTATACTGGTCTATCAACAGAGAGAAGAGCTTACCAGCCAGGTTCCCGGACAGCAGGTCAGACATAAACCGGTACTCCAGATTCGAACCGATATTCCCTTGTCCTACAGACATTAATTGTACACGCCATCCGGTCCTTCTACCTTCTGCATCATATTCAATGGCATTCTTTATCTGTGTGGCCATATCCGCCTTCACTCCCTTGTAGTTGTTCATCGCACGGTCATAATACAGCTTCAGCACCTTGGTACGCCGGGGAGCGAAATACCGGACGAACTGTGCCCCCAGTTCCCGCACGGTATCAGGAGGAAGCGTGAAGAACTCCTTCAGCACACGGTACTCACGTCCCAGCTGCTGCCCTACCACCAGAGACAACATATTACCTGCATCCATCCCTGCCTCGAGAGGCATATTGTTATTATGGTAACGCAATACCGTACAGTCTTCCTGCCAACCCAGCGGCTTCTGGTCTATAATCTTATTCAGGTACCCGTCCGCATAGAAATGCCGGATGGACAGATTCGGGTAGAACAACATGCTGGCCTCTATCTTCGGGATAATGGAAAGGATATTACAAGACAAACCCTCCAGCCCTTCAGCCAATTCATCAGAAAACCAGTCCAAGCCCAATATATCCGCATTGACATAAGAAGAAGAAATGAAAAAGAACGACACACGGCGGCGAGTCTTAATCCATCGCTCTTCCCAACGTTTCATATTACGACGGGCCAGTTCGACAGCCCTGGCAGCTTTATCTACCTGATTCTGTAATGTCCGCTCAGTACGTTGCCGTTCGACCAGTTCCCGGTACTCCTGCAGGTGCGACACATAGGTCTTCTTACATTCGTTATAAACCAGTCCGGCACGCAGCATGAGCATAATCTGTTCTTTTTTATTCTGCGCCGACAGCTTCAGAATCCAATCGTATTCACCCAGATGGTTAGGGTTCGGCATATCGGTAGTCAGTGTCCTGGAACGGTACCACACAGACTGTCCGTAACGCACATAGAATCCACGTACGGCCTTCAGGAGGTTCGTGAATTTTTCTTCAGGGAAATATTTAACCTCGTCGCCAAACACGCCCACGTAGGAACGTCCGGCACCAATGGCCAGACGATCCAAAGATATGAAGGTGAAATTAAAGCCCGTGTAAAATACCATGGTATTACGCCAGTCGGTACAGACATTATACATTCGCAACCGCCATTCTTCCGGAGGAGCTTCGTTTATCACGTAATGCGTGCCCAACTCCCACCCCAGCAGCTGGAGCCCGTCAATTAACGATGGAATCACGTTCTTATGCAGGTCAGAGTAGGTATCAGCCACCCATGCGAACGGAGCGCCCGGGCAGTCCTGGGCTGCTTCCTGAACCCGTTCTGCCAAAACCTGCACTGTCTTGGCAGATGCACGACCGGCCACCCAATAGAGTGACCAGGGCATCATGATGGCCAGCAGCTGGGCTGTCCAGTTGGCGAAGCGTGTTTCCACGCTATCCTCTGAAATTTTCAGTTTTTTCTTGCGTGTCATCGAGAATCTCCTCAAAGTTAATATCTATTACCATCGCATCACGTTTAATGCGTGTACGGTCTTTTTCTGTAAGGTCAGGAATCTTATCAATCTGTGCGGCAAGTTCCGTCCGGTCGATGGAAGGCACGCCAATCTGAGTTGAATCAAGAGTATAGACTTTTATATCTTTCTCCTTGATTTCCTGCCGTTTTACCTTATCCGGTTTATCAAGTTGTTTAACCTTCCAAGCCTGAGTCAGCAAATTACCGTATATCTCCATATCCTTCGCCCCTGAAGACGAAAGAAGTACCGTCTGGGCAGCTTTCATCAGGTTGTCGTAAATCATATTACGATGTGCAGCAGGCTCAATGGTATCATCCAGGTAAAACAGATTCACGGCCTCGTAGTACATTTCTCTTGCACGGGGACGGGAACAGCTGAAAGGTTCGTGCATGAGCATGGAGATGGCACGATCCTTTCCGTATTTGCGCGTAATGCCGACTACGGCAAAAAGCGCATTATAGTAGTCCTGCTCTTCTTCGGACAACTGATATTTGCAACCGGACTCAATGTAGTCCTGCAGCTGCTCGTAATAAGATTTCTCAAACATCTAAATCATCAAAAAAAACTTTTGAAACATTATTTTTAAACTCGATTGCACGGCGCATCTTGTCCAACCGCTGGGCCTGTGTCACATTCTCACCCGTGGCTGCCGCATCCGCCATGGAAATGCCTTCTTTGGCCGTCTGAAGGAGCTGGCCACGGTCATAATGATACTTCAGGGGTGACATAAGAAGGCTATAATAGAACATAAATTCGTTTACCTCTATGTTGTAGTACATGGCAATCTGCTGGGGTGTGTAACCTATCCCAGCCAGTTTCTCGTATTCCTCAATGGGGATACGGGAGAACCATTCCGGACGATTCTTATCTGTCCATTTTATTACCGATTCTGAATTCATAGACTTTCTTCGATTTTAAAAATACATACTGTTCCTCGAGAGCATTTTCTCCATAGTTTCCGGAACCTTCCACCACATAGCATCCGGTATCCGTGTCCAGGCAAGTCACTTTCTTGTGTGTCCATCCATAGGTTAGCGTAATGACACCCTCGTTATGCAGCTGCTTGAGTCTTGCAAAAATCAGCGGCATACGGAACTTGAGTGTCTCTGACACATGAAGATGCACGGTACCAATCAACCCTTTATCCTTGTATCGCAACAGTGCATTGATAATTCGCTCGTTGGTGGAATAAGTGGCCACATAGATGTGTCGCACGTAGCCGGCATGGCGAATCAGGTACACAATGAAGGTAAAGGCAGTGAAGCTCTTACGGGTTTCAATGAAGAAGGCTTCATTGGTTCCCGGAAGGCGACCGCACAGTTCCCGTAGATTATTCAGCTTGAAACACAGAATATTCTCGAACCGCTGGGAGTACATGCGCGACTGTCTCACCTCGGCAAACAATTCGTCCAGATTGAAGTACCTATTCATCGCCCAGTAACCGGTTTATCTCTGCCAGCTCGGACTGGTAGGCTTGCAGCCGTGCCCTCCGCTCCAGCTCGAGGTGTGGCTTATCCCGTTTGGCCATCTCGTCCTGAACCCGCCAGATGTTGTTACGTAATCTTTTCTGACGCACCATGAGCTGCTTCACATTCAACGTCAATAATTCTCTCCGGCGGTGGAATGCAGTAAATATCGGATGTTTGCCCAGGATGGAATGATGCTGCTGGTAGTAATTCAATTCTTCCCATATCATCCGGTTCTCGAGATAGGAGTTAATCAGTTCCCGGGCCACCTTAGCGCACTGTTCGGTAGACGTACATTCGCGAAGCTGCTTATGCAAATTCACATAGGCGTGATATTTGGTGAATTTTCGCGATGCCAGCGCTTCGAGTTCAGCCGGACAATCCGGTTCGGAAAGGAAAGGGAATTCATCACGGAACGATTTAGGTTTACGTTCAGAAAACAGCACAACCTGGGAAGATGCCACATAGGTATAATCTTCATCAATCCCATATTTTTTACACAACCAGTCAATCATCAGGCGGCGATTAGCCACCGGATTGGACTTGATCAGGCGTAAAGTCAAAGAGGGTGCGCCCGCCTCGATAAGAAGCTGCACACCCTCTCCGGCGTTCGCACCTGCACGCAACCAGGTGAGAATTGTTTGTTTCATTTCTTAGTATCCAGGAATGGGTTCAAAAATTTCACATTCTCCTGAAAATGCTTCAGGTAAAGGAAACATTTGTCTGCAATAAGCCGTTCGACCGTCTTTGAGTCAGGCTTCTGTGAGACAACCGGAAGAATCCATCCATCCGTATGAAAGTCCAGACGAATGGGGTGTACCGCATACGCACAACCATATACAGTGAGTAAGTGATACTTTCCAGAAAGGATTTCCGGACATTCTTCAAACATCTCTGTCAGCTTTTCCTTCTCCAGCAATACCGGGCAATGCGTATTGTAATCATACGCTGCAAGCCGTAGCGTATCACTCAGCAAAGCAGCAGTATTTTTCATCATAACCGCTTCGGCTCCGGTATAACGATTTGGATTGAGCATACCAAAATGCTTAAATATGGCGATATGACACAAGCCTACATTATCTATCAGATAGGAACCAGGTTCAATCAGGATAAATTTTTCAGACACAGACTCAGATACTATGGCCAGCTTCAATACCTCGAGAATATCCAACTGGCTTCCTTCAGCACCATTGTATTCAATATGCTCAATAAACATATCCTTAGTATATTCTACCTGGTCACCAATGGTGACAAAGCGAATATTTTCAAGCAGGTATTGAGCACAAGATTCAATCACCTTCACAACCTCTTCTTCCCGGTGTTTCGCCTTGAAAAAGGGAATCACGACAGTATAAAAAGGATTTACATCCTGCGCATTCAAATCGTCTGTAGCACCTTCAGGTGAAGTATTCACCGAATCAGAATCAGTTTGAGCTTGTAATGTGGCGTCTGTTCCTTCAGAATTATTTTCGGATGCTGTATCCACTGCACCCAGATTTTCTGCAGGCTGCTCTACTGTAGCAGCCTGCTCTAAATTTTCTTTTTTCTTTGTCATACACCTTCTTCTAATGAAGCGGCAGCTGCCGCTGTTAAACCTAAATAAGCATCAATATCCGGCTCTCCTGTCTGAGGAATCAGATTCAGGGGAATACGTCCGATAGGAGTTGTAGGTATCTCGGATGCCAGTTCAATCGTATTTTTGCACGCCTCCTTATCGTCCTGGCCTTCATCAGAACCAAATCCCAAAGGAGTACAAGGAGTACCAGCGATTTTCGCATCTTCAGTACCGCAATTAATCACGATAGAACCCAAGTCTTCATTCACAAGGGTATTGCGGCAAATCGCCATTTCTTTAGTGTCTCCTGGTGACTCCCATGCTGTATGATGCAAGTACCCCTTAGCATCGGCGGAACCAGTCAGAGTATCCCATGATTTAATGGTACTGGATGTACCATAGACAGCAATCGGTTTTTTACCTTCTGCAAAGGCAAAAGCAGTCACCGTAATACCATCAGTATCTTTCTCAAAGGTTTTTACATCTTCCCATCGGAAGAGAATCACATAATGCTTCTTGCCCTTCGGTCTACCGGCCGAAGAGCTTGTTTTTTTAACTGAAACTAAAGTTTCTGCCATATTCATACCTCCTATAATTATACACCCAGTTCTGCAGGTGCCAGTTCATCCACCAATGCAGTAGGCAAATACGCAAAAATAGCTTCCTTAATCCAGAATCCGGTACCTTCTCGCCACTCTCCCAGTACCTTAGCTGCATAGTCATCAGTAGTCATACGCAAACCTACAGCCTGAGGATTGCGTGACATGACATGTTTGAAGTTTTCTTTTGGTGTGATGAAGAATGCACCGGTACCACGCATCCCCTCGATTGCACCAAACGTAAAGCGGGAGAAATCCACTTTGACTTTCTCACCATCCTCATTTTTTGTTGTCGGGTATTTTGCACGATAGGCTCTTCCGTATTTCACAATCAGTTCTGGGTCGGCATGGATGAACATCGTCTTGTTCTTATACAAAGGACTCACTTCATCTACTGCCTTATCTATCTGGCTCAACAATTCCTCCCCTTCACCAAGAGCTGCTGTATCTTTCAGCAACCAGGTGATATCAGTGTCAGAAGCCTTTTTCAAGTCACAGAGCTGTGTCAGGAATCCATCACAGGTTTCATCCGCATTATTCGGAGTATATGTACTGCCTGAAGCGGAAGGTTCTTTGTAACGTCCCTTACACAAAGCTATTTCGCGGTCATCGTCCAGTTTCGGCTTAATCAACTGCTCTACGATGTAACGCACAATTGGCATATCTTTCGGTTCCAATGACTCGTCATAGAGATATCCCAATACATCGTTAATGATGTCAGACGGATAAATCTCTACGTTAATCTTCATCGGGAACTGTTTGATGGTCAAAGGAGTAAATTTAGTCTTACCTTTAGGGGTAAACTTCGGAGTAAATGTCTGAAGAACCGATTCAATGGCAGACTGTGAAGCACGTACCTCAAACTTGTCGGTGATTATGGTAGACATATAATTGGTACAAGATATCGGACCAACCAGTTTCTTAAAAATTGACATCTTGTCAGATGAAACATACTTTCCGAACTCAGTTTTCAACTCTGACGTGTCCACAGTCGTGTCACCCGTCCATACATCACCAGTTGCCGCAGCTACGTAAGCCTTGTTGTGAAGCAGGCTCATGTCTGGTTTAAATTCCTTTTTCATCTTACCATCTGTTCCGTTTGTGAACTCTACACCACCTTCACCTGGTAACTTACCCAATTTTTCATTTTCAGCCTTCAGTTTTTTAATTTCGTCCTGAAGCTGAGCAATGGTAGCCGCATCCTTTTTTGACTGGGCTTCATATTCAGCAGCTACACCTTTAACCGATTCCTCGGCAGATACCCCTTCTTTCTCCTCCAGTTCAGCCAAATCCTTGACGAAAGCATCCGTAAATTGCTTTCCCCATTTTTCAGTAAGTTTCTGCTGATCACCAGCAGATAGGATGGAACGGCCATCGGCATCCTTGGCAAAAGAAGAGATGCCCAGAAACGACATGACGGCAGTAACCGTCAACAATAAATTTCTGTTTCGCATTTTATTTTATGTTTTTGGTTTGTAAATAGGCAGAAACCGCGTTGTCTCTTGCGATTTCACGCGCCCTGTTAATTGCATACTGTTTATCACCGATAGAATCAATCAGGCCGTATTTCAGTGCGTCCTCTGCATAGAACATACGTCCGGAAATGATACCCTCTACTGACTTGTCTAATTTCTCCCCACGGCGTGCTACCACTGAATCCTGGAATCGTTGTGCCAGCGGATTCAGCTCTTCGCGTTTGATAAGGTCATACTTGCCCTCTTTAGCCGCTTCAAATGGTGCGTTCTTATAATTGGACAAATCGGAATAAATGGTGTGTATCTTGACACCCTCTTTCTCGTAATACTTGGCATAATCGGGAAATGACATCATTACACCGATGGAGCCGAACTCGGAAGAAATGGTATTCGATGCGATAATTTCGTCACAGAAAATGGCCGTGTAATAGTTGGCAGAAGCGCACATATCGCAATATGCGATTGTAGCCTTCCCATTTTTACGCGCAAATTCAATCGCCGCGGTCAATGGAGCGATGGCATCCACACAACCACCGCCGGAATCCATATCCAATATGATTCCAGATATATTCGGGTTGGAGGCAGCTTCATATATCATATCGGCTATCTCGGTAGTACCATACGCGCAATACGTGCCATACTTCAGCATGGTACCGTGTACGGGAATAATTGCTACGGTATCAGCCGGAAGGTCTCCGGCAAAAGAAGATGTCCGGCTCATCTCCTTGGAGTAAGCCTGACCTTCGATAGGTTTACGATCTGCCAGCGTCCCCTCTGCGGACTTGTCGAAGGAACCAGTAATAATCTGCTCCAGAATTTGGTGCGATGACTCCACGTCACGCAAGGCTATAGCCCATTGGGAGCGCATAATGGCAGAATACAGGTGTGATAAATGCATAGTGTAATTATAGTTTTTTCGTTGCTACAAAAGTAGATGCACTATACCACGCATAAAAGGACTATAAAAACTTGCTCGATTCCGGCTGCTGCCCCTTATATGTCAATCGTAAAGCATGGGGAGAACCGTCACCTGACAGGCTTAGCACCACCGGAAACTGGTCGGTACCAACTACCCTCGAATTGCCGTCAGTATAATCCAACCGAACTAAAAGATAGATTCCTATCCATGCCATTATTTCTCTCTGATTCTCTTGAGAAGAGTCAGAAAACGAAATTGTGAGATTAACCTCGTAATTTGTACCATCAGAAGATAACTGCTCGCTAAATTCAGCAGATGAAAATTTCATTTTGTCCCAAATGCCCGATACCTTAATCTGTGATACACCTGGAACATTAGTCACCGTGGATTCAGATAATGCGATAAAAGACACGCCGCAAATTGCAGCCCGTTTACTTTCTCTATTTTGCATAATTGCTTAAAGTTTAAGTAGTTTTGCACGTGAACCTGCAAAATCAATTAAAGATTAATGTGTGAAATAATATTAAGGAAAAAGGCTTAATTGAAGTTCATTGGCAATCTCAGTAGTTATGCGACGACGATTACGGTAGTCATACTTTTTCACAGTGTCGTAATTAACTGCATTACGCTTGATATTATAGCTATGAAGAAACGCCTGGATAATCTTATCCTGCTTGTACCCCTTCGAATAGCCTACAAAGAAGTATTCCTTGATACGAAGCCTGAACTGAGCTTCGATGAATAATCGCAGCTGCTTCTGCTTCCATTCTGGAATGTAAACAAAATTCTCACTAAATATGGCATGGTTCCATTCCTGCACAGGGAGAATTATCCGGAAAGGATTCTCCCCCAGCTCTTGCTTTCTTGGTCGGTCCGTAATGGTAACCATTGCCTGGATCATGCGACCTATCTCATGTGTACCATCCGCCATCAGCTCACCCGTACGCCGGTTCTGCTTCAGCTCATGGTATAGAAAGTCCTGAAGATGCGGTGCCAAATCAATAATAACGAAAGGTCTGTCCATAATTATATATGCTTTACGCAAAGATAACCATAATGCGGTAAATATCTCGCATTAAACCATACATATCAACCCACCTTTCGCATAGATAGGTCTAAAATTCGTGCTTGAGTGCACAAACAGCCTAAAAAAATCATATCTATTTGATTATCAACATATAAAAACCGTACTATTTTCGTACAAAACCCGTACAAAATCGAGTGCGCTGGTACTTTCGTGCATTTTTCGTGAGAAAGTACGGAAAGTGCGGAATAGTGCAAAAAGAGTGCAGACAAAACATTTTGAATATCAATTAATTAAATGAATAAAAATTCATTCTGCACGATTGCACAATTTTTTTTTCTAAAATAAATAAGGGTATATTTACAGCCTTAAAAAAAATAAAAAAAAGAATATTATTATATGCCGGATTCCGCTTTTTCGCACAAATGCACACCAATTCTTAATCTATCTAAAAAAGGGGTGAGAGGGGAAAAGCCGGACAGGGGAAAACAAATGGCGCACCGCACGCACAGAGTGCGTACAGTACGCCAGGGAAATGCTTCGACTATGGTTTTCGATAAATGCTTCGACTGTTGTTTACATCAAATGCTCAGGGTAATATGTATCGCATAAGAATTCGAATTCACGGGGGAGCTTTCGGCACCCAACTATCACCGCAATACCTCGTGCGGCCAGCTCGTATAAACGCTGGGTCGTGGATGGGCTTTCGCGGAAATTAAAGTCATCTACCAGCACATAATAGGCCTCTGAGAGTTCGATGTCATATACGGAGTGCTTCAGAATCTTCCTGGCATCGCTCCTGATGGTAGCCAACCGGCAGCGCATGGCCAGCTCGCAAACCATTTTCGTACGCTGGTTATTATCCGGACTGATGCAGGTCATTATTTTGTTGCTTTTTTTGCTCATATAATTTGCTATTTATTTGGTAGTTAGCTGAAAAAATCGTACCTTTATAGAGTAATAAATTGGGGTATCGCATACCTACTTCGAGTAGAAATGTCTGCTCAAATGAACAGGTTTTACGTATCCTGGTCTTCTGTATATTTTCCGGTAATCAGCCGAAAATTCAATCTTATCCATACTTATGTCATCGTGCTGGTGATAATATATGTACTGGCAGACTACCTTAATAAACACATCAATACTTTCTGGAACAACCACTTCACAGACGCTGATAGTATCGCCCGGTGCCAGTCCGTCAAGCATATTATATACTTCTTCCTGGAACTGGACGAACCTTACCATATCTTTACGGTATACGTCCAGCTCGGAGTCATCATTCAATCGATATTTTGATAAATCATTGTTCATCAGTAAGAAATTCTGCTATCATTATTATTCACAGCCTTTTGTTGCGCATATTCAGAAGATGTATAGTACTCAGGTGTACCAATGGTAAAATATTCCACACCGCCTGCCTTATCGTCCAGGATAGGATTACCTGAACGGGCGTCAAACTTGCAAGGCTTCCCGGTCACCGGGTCCAGCTTCTGGGGATTGAAGATGTAGCCGCGGAACTGGCAATACTTCAGCAATCTCTTCTTGAACTCAGTAGGAGAATTAGAAAACTTGCGCATGTTCGGATCATAGTTGCAGTATTCATCATACAGTGTCTTACGAACCAGTCGGACATTCAAGTGAGAATCTGCACTGAAGTATTCATCTGCCCAGGAAATGAATACCTCAGTGATTTCCTGACGTAACCTACGTTCAATCAAACGCTCCTGCGGTGCCTGTACGACTCCAAACTGAAGGTAGAGCTGCACGCAATTAGCTACCAGATTCCAGCACAAGTTCCATTGTTCAAAATCCCATTCCGTAAAGAAATTGCATCCGAAGTCATCTATCGGCTTATGGGTGTCGTTGTAAAAATCACTGAACCCCAACAGCCATTGACGATCTGTGAAAGAAGCACCTTCACCCCGGATGGCATGGTTAGTGGCAATGTATATCTTTGGAGAAGTCTCGTATGGAAATGTAATACGGCGTCCGCCCTTATAATTGACTGTCCAATCCCCTGTAAGATTTGGGAAAAGACGCTCGAAATTAAAGTTCATCAGCACGTCATCAATGAATACCAGTTTGGTATTCTCCACCACGTCGTTCCATACGAACTGGTCCTCCAGCAAATCTTTCCGCTTCCCGTTCACGTAAGCTGAAGGCAGAATATGTTTCATCAACACACCAATAAGCGATTTACCGGAACGCCCATTTGACTCTCCCACCTCTGATTGCTTGCCGTCCATGCCAATGACCGCGCGGTTAACGGATACATCCTTGTACTCCATTGCCATATAACCAATGGCACAGAGTTTGGCCAGCAGATGTTTTCGGTTCTCGAGTAATTCCTCCGGTTCAATCTCTACATCTCTCTTACGCCAGGTGAAGTCGCTGGTATTGATCAGGAACTGCAAAAAATGGCAGGTCTTCCCTTCCGGAGACAAGGTATAGTCCAACGTGTCATCATGCCCGGCGAAGGTGATCAACGGACGGCCAAGGTATTTTGCCGGGAAATCACGTCGCTGTTCTGCCCATACATGATGGGTGATTGACTCGTATCCAAGCTCCTTCACTTCATGCTGGGTCACACGCCAGCAGTTTTTCTGAAAATAGAATATCTGTTCGGTACCTACCGGATGAAGGAAGTCAGGATAAATGAAGTGCAGCAGGGATAATTTATCCGGCCCTACATACTGTGTCACACCCTTAGACAGCATTTCGTTGATAGCTTCAGAACAGTTGTTTTCCGCAAACTCAAAAAGGAAATCGCGGGCTTCTGAAGCCTCGATTATACGTACAAATGGCTGCTCCAGCCGGATGAACTGGAAAGAACCATCCAGTCTCCGGAAGCGGCCAAAGCCACGGTTCTGCAGGAACCGACGGCTAGGTACATAGCGGAACTCATATTCCGTGTAAGTATCACCGCTCCGGCGGGACTTCTCCACCGCTTCCCAAAACATTTCATCAGATTCAATCGCCTGGGCAGACTCAAGCTGCCCGGATTCATTGATACGCCAGCGGTGTGAACCATAGCGGAACTCCGGAAGACGTGACAACACATCCTTGTGCATTTCGGCAAAATGCTTAACCGAATCAAGGCCCCATAACGTAGACAGCTTATGGTCAGTGTATGCTGAGATGCGAAAAAGCTGAAGATACTTACCGGTCAGGTTCTTTTCATTAATTAGCTGGTCGAAGTCGGCCATCAACTCCTGCTCCTTACCCTGAAGGGAACCAGCCAGCAGGTCATCAATGCCCTTTTCGTTTTGCTCGTTTTTCTGTACATGGCCGACATAGATTTCTACGTATAGTTCTCTGTTCCGGAGAGAACCCATATAGTCACGGAAGTTACGCGCTGCATAGTAGAAATTACGCGGACGCTTCTCTACCTGGTCATTGATACGTATGTTGGCCGAAAGGTCATTCCAATCGGAGTCCATAATGAAAAACACTTCCTGGACATGACACTTTTCGATGATTCGAATCAGGTCTTCAGGAAGACGGCCACCGCAGGCAATGTTCTGTATACCGGATATAGCCAGCGAATACATGCCATGCTTACAGGCTTTTTCTGCTTTCTTCTCACCTTCCTGGATGAAGAGTCGCTGCAGGTGTTCACCTTTGTTATAAAGCTGACGGATTTTGTCCGGAATGTATATCGGAGTACCGCCCCCATAAGGTGAACGGTACTTGAAGGGTTTGCCTTCTTTATCCAGGTGTTCCTCCGGGTACTGCCAGCGAACACGGAAGTATTCGCGCATTTTGCCGGTCGGTTTGCCCTTTGCGTCTTTCTGTTCATAAGTAACAGGTTTCCCCTCGAGGTCATAATACTTGATAATTACATCATCACCATTCAAGTCGATGTCACCTTTGGAATTAACCGTACCTTTGCTGAAGGTATGGGATAATGTCACCGTTCGGTTAGTAGTGGAATCAAAGATATGTGCTACCACATCGTCCATGGTAAGTCCTGAACCCTGAAGCATAGCAACACAATAAGAAGAAGCGTCCAGCCCCTTAAGCTCTTTAGAACCTTGTTTGGGTTTTGTTATCTTTGGTTTCGCAGGAACAGGAGAAGAGGTAATATCCACCCCAAATCGTTTAGCCAGATACAATAGCGCATCGTTGAACGCCATGTTCTGAACCTTCATTAAGTAGGTGAGAGCGTCATGGCCGCCGACGTTGCACTTATTAAAGCACCCATATAGTTCTTTCTTTGAATTGTAATTGAAAGTATTCTTACCACATACCGGGCATTTACCCCGGTAATCGTACCCTTTTTGCTCTTCCATGTCCTGGAAGTCTCTAATGACTTCCAAGACATGCCCCTCGGCAGCTCTTTTTATTCTGTCAGTGTTATCTTTGGTTATATATTGGCTCATATTCTGGTTATTTTTTGCAAAGGAAAAAATTAGAAAGTTGCTGCAAAAGGACTATTTCTTAGTAACTATCTCCAACCTGACTCGCCCATGCAGTTCATTGTTCAGGAAAAGTCGGGTGATTTTCATCCATATATCGTCTTCCGCTGCGTAAGGGGCAAACGCCCGGATAATCTTACGAGCATGATATTTTTGCATCCTACGGCGTTTTACCAGGTGCAATCTATTCAGTTTTACACTATCTTTTTTTCTTGTCATGGTTTTTCTTTTTTATGAAGAATTTGTGCTTAGCACGCAATCTTCGGTTCAATTCTGAAATACGGTCGTATTCAGTGGGTATGTCTTTATATGTCACCATCTAATAAAACTCCTGCTATATCTCGAGAAAGCACATCAAGAATAAATATCCGTTCATTCTCTGTGTAATTTTGAATATGTTCCCGGACAAAACCAAGTTCCATCCGAGCTACCTCCTTCAGCTCATCTCCCCTTGGAGAGAGATAACCGATACCGGCTATCTCGGCCGATATTTCTGGATTTGTATTTTTTGTGCGGTCTGTCATAATATTCCTTTTTTTACCAGACGAGATATTGCTATTTCTTCTCCCAAGCCAATCAAAAGCCAAGGATCGGCATATTCAACAGTAAATTTCGACATATCCTTATATTCAGCATGCTCCTCAATCTTTATGATACGTAATACACATTTATTATGCGTTTTTTCGATTGTCATCTTTAGTATATCAGTAATTTCTTTATCGCATAAAAAACTTATTTTTTCCATACTACTATATTTTCATCAGTCATCCTCTATAATTTTCTTCCCACAAAAAGGGCAGTACTGGTAAGTTAAGTCAATACTGCTTTGAGTTTTACAAAAGGTACCATCCTTCTTTTTCTTGCGATATAAAACCTCTATAGAAGGAAGTAAACGTATCTTTCCATTAATAGGCGTAAATACACCTCGTATCATTGCATGGGGGTCACCTGTGGCCTCTCTCACTTTCTCCTTAGCTTCTTCAAAACAATTACATGCCATAATCAATCTATATTATTTACTGGTTTATAGTCAGGAATCTCACTCCAAGAGCCCCTATCTTCTTGTACAAAGTGTTCCGTATTCACATATTCGGGGTCGTCAAAATGACGCTGAATGGCATTGATTATTTCTAATTCTTCTTCAGCACAATCAATATCTCCCCGCTCAACATGTTTTGCACATATATCACCAAAAATATCTCTGATTAGGTATAACTGTTCGTCTGTGAAAATATTATTTGCCATATATCAATCAATAAAATATTCACAACTATAAGCTCCAGAATCGCTGGGGAAATCTACATTCACACAATATTCACCACACATTAAGAATGGTTTGTCTGAAGTGATTGTACCTTCTTCATTTGTGGTCGGATCTAAAAGTTTTGCACCTTTCACCATTTTGTCCAATGCAGCCTTCATCTTATCTGAAGTAAAGCACGTTATCCATCGCCCTCTTCGTTCTACATGAATTAATCCCATGCCTAATGAAGCCATAGCATCGTTAACTACTTTTTCTGCTTCTGAAGCGCTTAAAACAACTTTCGTTTCAAACTTCTGTACTTTTACATCTGGAAACTTTGCAATAAAATCTTCTTTTACCATAATCAATAATCCTTTCTCCTATCCAAGCAGGATATACATCACAAACAGGAATAGGTAATACATTTTAGTTTTACTCATCTTTCTTTATTATCACTGCTATAGTCTTGGTTCCAGTACCGCTTTCCTTGAAAGCGCCTGCTTCAATCTCGTATTTAAACCCACCATTATCCTTTAGCCATTGTCTGAAATCCTTACACTCAGATTCACTTCCCAATTCCCAATGAGGACCAGTTATTGCAGCCAGGACACCTCCGGGATTTAAGCACTCATACATACGCCTTACATGCCGAATGTCCTGATTTTTACTGAATGGTGGATTTGCTA